GGCCAGGCGGCGGCGGTGGGCCACCGGATCCCTGACGACCAGATCCCGCGGGGTCCGCAGAACGGGCTCATCCTAGAGCATGGCCGGCCGGGCTGGTGGACGGCGGACGAGGCTTTGGTGGTGAGCAACGTGTTCGCGAACCGGAAGGCGATCCTGGTGGAGTTCGAGGGCAGGCAGGTGATCTGCCGGGTGAAGGATGCGACGAACTTTCACCCGCGGATGGTGATCCCGGTGCGCAAGTACGGCAACATCGTGCTGGCGGCGAGGCAGCCGCGGTTCCCCGGCAAGTGGTGACGCCATGACCGACGACGAGGGCAAGGCTCGGGTGATGGTGGCGGCGGTGGGCGTGAGCCTGATCGTGAGCGGGGGCGTGGCCTGGGACCTGTGGGCGATGCGGTTCACGGCGGTGGCGCTGGTGGTGACGGGCGCACTGTTGTTCATGGCGGCCTCGAGTGCGCCGGAGGGCGACGACGAGTGAGCGCGGTGCTGCAGGCGGAGCCGGCGCAGGCCGCGGCCGGGTTCAAACCGACGCCTCATCCGGTGATGACGGCGCCGAGCGAGGATGACCTGCGTGCGCTGATCGCGGAGAAGGGGATCGACTACGTGACGCACTGGATGCGGCTGCGCGAGGAGGCGATCATCCGCGAGCAGCGCGACCCGTACCGCAACGGCTACGAGCCGAAGCACTGGAAGGAGGCGGACAAGCTGCTGCTGAAGCAGCGGGAGCTGCTCATCAACGGCGGCAACCGCGCAGGCAAGACGGAGTACGCGGCGAAGAGGGTGGTGAACCTGCTGGTGGCCAACAAGGCGGCGCGGGTGTGGTGCCTGCACACGACCGAGATGTCGTCGATTCAGATGCAGCAGAACGTGATCTTCAAGTACCTGCCGCCCGAGTGGCAGAGGCTGCGGAAGACGAAGATCACGAACGTGGCGTACACGCAGAAGAACGGGTTCTCGGACAAGACGTTCGTGCTGCCGAACGGCAGCCAGTGCTTTTTCCTGAACTACAGCCAGGACCGGAAGGTCATTGAGGGCGGCGAGCTGGACATGATCTGGTGCGACGAGCTGGTGCCTCTGGACTGGATCGAGACGCTGCGCTACCGCCTGGTGACCCGTAACGGTTTATTCCTGCTGACTTTCACGCCGGTGACCGGGTTCACGCCCGCGGTGAAGGAGTTCATCGCCGGCTGCAGGTTCCAGCTGGCGCTGAAGAGCGAGCTGTTGGCCGACACGGTGAACGTGCCGGGCCTTCCGAAGGGCACGATGCCGTACACTGCGCTCTGCCACGGGCAGAAGCGCGGGGCGATCATCTGGTTCCACTCGGCGCTGAACCCGTACAGCGACTGGAACAACATGAAGGCGGCTTTGGCCGGCCGCGGAGCCTACGAGATCAAGATTCGCGCCTACGGCTGGGCGGACGCGCTCCAGGGCAGCCAGTTCCCGCTGTTCTCGGACGCGAACGTCGTGCCGCCGGAGAGGGTGCCGGACAAGGGGACCAACTACATGGTGGTGGATCCGGCCGGCTCGAGGAACTGGTTCATGCTGTGGCTGCGGGTGGACGAGAACGGCAAGCGGTGGATCTACCGCGAGTGGCCGGACATGTCGGTCGGCGAGTGGGCGCTACCGGGCGACAAGGCGGACGGCAAGATCGGCATCGGGCAGAGGAACGGCGCCGGGCGCGGCATCTCGGGCTACCGCGAGCTGATCCGCGAGCTGGAGGGCAAGGAGGTGATGTTCGCCCGCTACATCGACCCGCGGGCCGGCGGCACGAAGGCGGCGAGCCAGGACGGAGGGACCTCGCTGGTGGAGCTGTTGGCCACGGACAACGACTCGGAGGCCGGCGACCCAGGCATGCACTTCGAGCCTGCGGCGGGCCGCGGGATCGACGAGGGCATCGGCATCATCAACGACTGGCTCGCCTGGAATCCGAACGAGCCGCGTGGGCCGGAGAACGAGCCGAAGGTGTTCGTCTCACGCGACTGCCAGAACCTGATTTATTCGCTGAAGGAGTGGACGGGCGCGGACGGGGACAAGGGCGCGACCAAGGACCCGATAGACTGCCTGCGCTACCTGGCCGTCATGGACCCGCAGCACCACAACTCGCGCAGCTTCGCCGCGGTGGGCGGCGGCTCTTACTGATGAAAGCCTCGGACTACCCTCTCCTCATCACGCGCAAGCAGGCCAGCGACCTGACCGGGCTGGACGAAAAGTACTTCGACCGGCTCCGGCATGAGAACCGGCTGCGCACGTACCGCACGCTCGGCGGCCTGCACCGCTTCTACCGCGACGAGGTGCTCGAGCACATCGGCGTCACCTTCAACACCACCAAACCAACATGAGCTACAGCTACAAATCCATCCCCGGCAACCCCACGGCCGACCAACTGGTCGAGGCCGGCGACAAGCCGGACGTCAACTACCTGAACTTCGAGTTCAAGCGCAGCCTCTACACGGGCAACAACGTCACCCGCGTCGACAACAACGACGCGGTGCGGTACTGCAAATGGTCGGGCCAGACCGACGACGGCAAGAAGTGGTCGTCAGAGCGGCCGGACGGCGAGCAGGTGTTCCCGTTCGAGGGAGCCTCGGACGTGCGCGTGCGCCTGGTTGATTCAACCATCAACGAGATCGTGGCCACGCTGACGACCGCCTTCGAGCGCGGCTCGCTGAAGGTGTCCGGCGTCGACGTCGGGGATGCGGCGGCGGCCTCGACCGCGACCGACCTCATGACCTGGATCCGCGAGAACAAGCTGAAGGCCGACCTGCAGCGCGAGGCCGAGCTGCTCGCGCAGTACGGTCAACAGTACGGCTGGGGGGTGGCCCACGTCTGCTGGGAGCAGAAGGTCGCGACGCGCACCCAGTCGATCAGCGCGCAGGAAGTGATCTCGCTCGCGCAGCAGGCCGCGCAGAACAACCCCGGCTCGGTGCTGGCGGAACTGCCTTCGCTGATCGCGAATCCCGAATCCGAGCAGCAGGCGGCCGACATCGTGACGACGCTGCTCCCCGACATGACGATCCGTGACGCCCGCGCATTCGTGAAGGGACTGCGCGAGGAGGGCCGCGGCGAGTACGAGGAGGAGTACGTGCAGCGGAACCTGCCGATGATTACGGCGCTGAAGCCGTTCGACGAGGTGAGCTTCCCGCCCGAGACCATCGACCTGCAGCGTGCGCGCTGCATCTTCCGCCGCGAGTACTTCACCGAAGTCGAGCTGCGGGCGATGGTGACGAACGCCGGATGGGACGCGGAGTTCGTGGAGAAGGCCGCGGTCACGCAGGGACGGCAGAGCTGGTACAACAACCCGAACCTGGTGACGACGTCGCTCAACGTAAGCGGCACGGTGCGCAACGACCACCTGATCGAGATCGTCCACTGCTACTCGAGGTCGCTGTCGCCGAAGGGCGCGCCGGCCATCTACTACGCCGTCATCTGCCCGCAGCTCGACGACTCGCTCTACGGCAAGTACGAGCTGCTGGACTACGCGCACGGCGAGTATCCGTTTGTCGAGTACCGCCGCGAGCGCGTGCGCCGGGCGATCTGCGAGTCCCGCGGCATTCCCGAGCTGGCCATGACGGACCAGGACGAGATCAAGGCGCAGCACGATTCCATCCGCGACCGCACGGCGTTCTCCACGCTACCGCCGATCAAGGTGAAGAAGCGGATCGGCATGGTGAACAAGATCGGACCCGCGGTGCAGCTGCCGGTCACGCAGTCCGACGACTACCAGTTCATGGATCCGCCGCGCTCCAACATCCAGGAGGCGATGGTCGTCATCCAGCAGGTCGAGACGAGGCACGCCAATTACTTTGGCCTGCAGCACGCCTCGGTGCCGCCGGCGAAGGCCGCGTCGATCATGCAGAAGGAGGTCAACAACTGGTTCGGCACCTGGTCGCGCATCTTCAGCCAGACCTTCCAGCTCTGCCTGCAGTACCTGCCCGAGGAGGAGATCATGCGCATCACCGGCGGCTCGCTGCCGCGCAACATCTCGGAGATCGCCGGCCAGTTCGACTTCGTCCTGAAGTTCGACGTTCGCGAGATGAACGACGACTACGTCCTGAAGAAGCTGCAGGCCATCTCGCAGTTCGTCATCCCGCTCGACGCCGGCGGAGTAATCGACCGCAACAAACTCATCCAAGCGATCACCGCGGCCATCTCGCCCGATGCCGCCCGCGACATGGTGGTCGACCAGGCCGGCGCCTCGCAACAGATGTTCAAGCAGGTGCAGTCGGACATCGGCATGATGATGCTCGGCAACGAGGCGCTGTACGTCGAAAACGACCCCTCCGCGCAGACCAAGCTCGGCTACGTGCAGCAGGTCATGCAGTCCAACCCGAAGGCCCAGGCCGCGGCCCAGCAGGATCAGAACTTCCAGCAGCTGCTGCAGAAGTACGTCCAGAACCTGCAGTTCTCGGCCACCCAGCAGAAGAACAAGCAGGTCGGCCGGATCGGGGTTGAGCCCATGCAGCAGAACGCCGCCGCATGATTAAGCCCGACCTGCTTGAGGCCTTTGGCTTCGATGGCCATAACAAGCTCTGGGACGCACTCATGGCCCACTGTCATGAGTGCATCCAAGACGAGGTCGAGACGGCCATCAGCCGCGAGACGCTGGGCGAGCATCGCGTCCACGCCTCCGGCCGGGCGGAGGCCATGAACGACTTCCTGATCTCGCTGCACCAGCTGCGCGAGGAAGCCCTGCGCCGCCGCGGATCTGCGGGATGATCGCAGCAAAAGGTGGGTAGACCTTACCCGACCTTCCCGACCCCCTAGTCTCGCGACAGCCCGTGCCGCAACCTACGCGCACGGGCCTTCTGCGCTGCGCCTTTGAGCAACGCTGTCACGACCTCTTGGCGGTCGCAAAACACCATGCCGACAGACAACGCAGTTGAGGCCGCTCCGGCCAACGGAACGGAAGCGGAAAAGCCTCTGACAACCTCCGTGGGAGAAAAGCTCGGCGCACTCGATGAGGCGAAGCTCAGTGCTTTGCTTCGGAAGAGTTTCCTGAACGAGCCAGGAGAGGAACCCGCCAAGCCTGCCCCGGCGCAAGCCGAGGAAAAGCCGGTGGAAGAAACGTCCGAGGAAGCCACGGCAAAAGCCGAGGCCGACGAAGACACCAACGATCTTTCTCAGGAACTGACTCAACAGACATCCGACGAGGAGACTTCGGAAGCCGAGGCGCCAGAGGCCAAGGCCGAGGAACCCGCCGCCGAGGAAGGTCTGCCCAAGGGGGCGCAGAAGCGCATCGACAAGCTCACTGCCGCACGGAAGGCCGCAGAGGCCAAAGCCGCGCAGCTGGAAGCCGAGATCAACGCGCTGAAGCAGAAGCTCGACGCCAAGCCGGCGGTCGACGAGGCCCCCATCCGCCCCACGCCCGACAATCCGTACCTGCACCTCCAGACGCAGGCGGACGTCGATTCCGCCATCTCGGAGGCCCGCAAGGTCCGCCGGTGGGCGGAGGAGAACGCCGACGGCACCACCGTTCGCGACGCCAACGGCACGGAAACCGAGTACAGCGCCGAGGACATTCGCCGCATCAAGCTGAATGCCATCGACGCTCTCGAGGAACACCTGCCGCGGCAGCTCCAGTACGTGCAAGCGAGGGCGCAGATCGACCCGCAGGCCGAGGCCACCTACAGCTGGTGGAAGGACAAAACCTCGAGGGAGTACCAGGCCGCGCAGAACATGCTGAAGGCCTTCCCCGAGCTGCGGAAATTCCCCGACTACAAGATGGTCGTGGGCGATTACCTCCGCGGCGCGCAGTCTCGCGAGTCCGAGTACGCCAAGCAGAAATCCGGTCAGGTCGCGGCCAAACCCGCGGTCAAGAAGGCTCCCGCGCAGCCCTCCCGGCCTGCCATTGCGCCTCCGACGGTCACCCCGCAGGAGCGCAACACGAAGGAAGCGGTCAACCGCTTCCGCAAGGCGCCCAACTCGGACTCCCTCAAGGATGTCGTGCTGAGTCAGTTCCTGTAACCAAGGAACTACTACAATGGCTCAACTCTACGAGCGCAATCAGGTCGGTAAGCGCGAAGATCTCGCGGACTACATCTCGCTGGTCGATGCGAAGGACACCCCCTTCGTCTCGATGGCGCCCAAGGGCTCCAAGCCCGGCAACACGTACCTGCAGTGGCAGGCCGACAACTTCCCGGCGACCGCCACCACCGGCACGGTCGACGGCACCGACGTCACTTCGTCGGACTACCAGAATCTCAATTCGGGCCGCGCCCTCCTGGCCAACTACATCCAGGTGTTCCGCCGCCCGGTGCGCGTTTCGCCGCTGTCGGTCGACGTCTCCATCGTCGCCGGCCTCAAGGACGAACTCGCCGGCATGGTCGCGAAGGGCATCACGCTCATGAAGCGTGACATGGAGGCCACCTTCCTCTCGGCCAACGACGGCCAGGCGGACAATGGCACCGTGCCGTACCTGACCAAGGCCCTCGGGACCTGGATCAGCACGACCGGCGGCACGACCCCGGCGGTTCCCTCCGCGTTCCGCACGCCCTCCGGTTCCATCGTTGGTGGCAGCGCCGCTGCCTCCACGCTGACCGAGGCCAACGTGCAGGATCTCCTGACCTCGATCTGGGGCCAGACCGGCACGTTCCGCGACTACGATGCCATCGTCGGCAGCACGCTGAAGCGCAGCTTCACCAACCTGCTGTTCACGACCTCGCAGAACGCGAACACCAACACCAGCGCGTCGATCCGCACGTTCAACCGTGAGGCCGACTCCTCGACGTTCCTCTCGAGCGTCGATGTGTTCGAGGGCGACTTCGGCCGCCTCCGCCTGCACCCCGACGCCTTCATGCCGGCGGCTTACAAGGGCTACGTGATTCCGATGGATCTCTGCGAGATCCGTTACTCCAGCCTGCCGCAGGTCACCGAGCTGCCCAACTACGGCGGCGGTCCCGCTCGCCTCATCGAGGCGGTCGCCGGCCTCGTCGTGAAGAACCCGCTCGCGTTCGGCAAGTTCGACTTCTCGAGCTAACCGATGATCGAGGCCATCCCCGCTGATCTCTACAAGCCGTTGCTCGATGAGTTTCGGCGGGGGTGGCATCGTGAAATGGTGCTGGGCCGGATCGAGGCCAAGAAGGCTTCAGCACTGGCGACGAACTATCACCGGGGCGTGGACGGGCTTGGCCGTCTACGCGCCCGCATTCCTGCGTCATCCTTCCACTACTGGGGCCAGCGCCTCGGGTATCAGTGCTGGCATGACGAGACTTTCATCCGCGATTTTCTGAAGGACAACGAACTCGAGGTAAAGGGCGGCAAGACGAAGATGTTGGTCGGATACGGCAAGAGCACGACAGACGGCTCGATGGCCATCCTTGACCGCTTCGGCCGGCCCGCCGCCGCAGCCTGATGCGCACCATCGACTACAGCACCCTCATGTACCGCTGGATGCAGCTGGCGGGGCTGGATCGTTCGGCGATCACGTCGATCAATTTCAACACGTTTCGCGACTTCGCGAGCAACCGGATCGAGCACATTTGGAAGAACGACTACTGGCCGGACCTGATCCGCGTGTCGTCGCCCCAGACGGTGTCGGTCGACGGCAACGGAGTCCGCACCGTGGCCCTCCCGTCCGATTGCGGCGAGCTGCTCGACATCTACGACCAGGACCCGCGTCTCACGACCCGCGCTCGGTCGCTCAAGTACTTCCTCTATTCCAGCGCCACGACCGACTACGCGAACCTGATGCAGGACACCACGCCGGTGTACCTGGAGTACAAGGTGAAGGCTCCGGCCCTGTTTGGCGATTCGTACAGCGCGTCCTCCAACTACACTGCCGGCGCGCAGGTCTACTTCGACACCTCGACCGAAAGTGGATCGTACTTGCCAAGCAGCACGAAGGCGCCCGCTGGCAATTTCTACAACTGCATCGTCGACACTACAGCCGGCCAGTCGCCGAAGACTACTTCGTCCAGCTGGTCGAAGGTCGAGATCCCGTACTTCACCGGAGACTTCCTAATCCGCGCCTGTTTGGCCGACTACCTCCGTTCGGAAAGCCAGTTTGACCAGGCCCTGGTCGTCGAGAACGACGCGACCGCCGCGCTGGAGCGCGAGGTCGACAAGGTCATCCGCGAGCAGGGCCAGGTCCGCCGCGCATCCGTGTTTACATACTAGCCATGCACCTCACCAAAGCAGTCAACTTTTACCCGAAGCCGAACGGCACCAAGGCCGACGAGCGGCTGACCGTTTCCTCGGCCATTGTACAGTTCGCCACGACCTGGGACATCACCACGCAGTATATAGTCATCGACGTGCAGGACGCCGACGTGATGGTGACCTTCGACGGCTCTTCTCCGAGCGCGACCAATGGTCACCGCCTGTACGCAGGCTCAAACGTCATCTGGTCCCGCCAGGCCGCCGCCGCGGCCAAGTTCATCCGCCAGGGCGGCACCGACGCCGCGGTCCACGCCTCGCAGTTCACCGACTAAGCCATCATGAGCAACGTACTCGGCAACATGCCGCCGGTCTTCGGATCCGGCTATCGTGGCGTCGTCCCGGCGCCGTCCGCAGCCGACGTCTCCGCGCAGAACATCCTGCGCGCCGACGGCACCTGGGGCGCTGGCCCAAGCGGCACGCTGCCGTCGCAGACTGGGAACTCTGGCGAGCTGCTCACGACCGACGGCACGAATGCGTCGTGGACTGATTCGCTCAACAACTTCTCTGTCTCCAACCTGACGTTCGGAGTCGGTGGACCGAATGCTCGCTCGAGCATCGCGGCGCGTGCGTCGCGTCAGGGGTTGGTGTTTGATGGGACGGGGACAGCCACACTTACCTTTGCTACTGGAGCGGGAGACTTCTCATTTGCTTGGCGGCAAACTTTGTCGGCCCTTCCTGCATCCTACGGCTACATTGTTAAGGGGGCCAGCAATGGCTTCAGCATATTCATCAATGCTGGTACTGGTTCGATTGCAATCGAGAAGTCTGGAACAGGACCAGACATCTCAACCGGAGTTAATGCTACCGTAGGCACTACAGATGAGTTTGTTTACGTTCGCACCATAGCAAACACCGGAACCGAAGGTAAGTTGTACCGGAATGGAGTGCTTGTTGCGACCGTTGCCGACGCACGCGATTATTCGGGAGCGACCTCTTATTTTGGCGGGAATGTATCTAGCAATCGTTTAACTGGAACCTTTGGCGTACTAGCCTACAACCGCGCCCTCTCCTCCTCCGAGGTGGTCGCGTTGTACGAGGCGGGCGTGCCGAGCGGGGCAGATTACAACACGGCGAGCAACACGGCAATGAACGCATCGACGTTTGCCGATTATGGAGCTTATGCCTATCCAATTTCTAGCGCATCGGCTACTGGATTTACGGCTTCATCTGCATCGGGAACCAAGATTGCCCTAGGCGCACTTAATCGTGGTATCGTAAACGGATCAAAGTATCGCGTCACCTACACGCTCGTCCTTAATTCGGGGCAGGCTCCGACTGTTAATTTCACAAATTCGGTTGCGGGTGCAAGTTACTCCGATTCCAAAACTCTTTCGGCAGGTACGGCAAATACTGTTGAGCTTACCGCATCAAGCACACAAGCCAGTCCTTACCTTCAAGTTTACAATACGGCAGCGACTAATTTTGTCCTATCGAACGTATCTGTTGTCCCCCTCGGCCTCCTCCTCTCCCCCGACGCTGGTCAGGCTGGTGGCGGGCTGACGTGGTACGACACGAGCGGCAACGCGGCCAACATCACGCTGCCTGCGTCTGGGGTGACGTGGAATGTGCCGAGTAGCGGAAGCACCGGAGGCAACCGTTTGTTCACCGGCATCGTAGACATTAATAACGATCTCTACATCGGCGCAGGAAACAT